TTCGTATTACCGTACTGCATAACTCCCGTAATATGAACCTAACCCTAACGTTTCCATTTCGTGGTATCTAAACGCATCGATAGCGTGGTTATTAAAATCGATTGGTTTGTTTAATCGTTTGCCTTGCTTGTCGGTATCCCAAATGTACGAGCGTAATTCTTTGATTAGATTTTGACTATTCGACGTTACTAAGTATTCTTGGCGCTGAATAACATCTATTCCGTAGTTTATTGAATCCTTGCCTTTGGTTACTCCTTTAATCGTAATTCCGTGGCGTTTAATTTCGTCTATACTTTTGGGTTCGGAACTATCAGCGTAAACCACTACGTGTTTTGGTAGCAGTTTAGCTATGTCGCTATTTAGCAACCCCGTTTGGTATGCTAATTCGTTAACTATTCGTTGCCCGTTATAATTGTATATTTCGATTATTGCCGTTGGGTCGTTTGTGTATCCGAAGTCGAGTCCGATTCCAATTAGCTTGGCTTCTTTGGGGATTGTGTTTGTTTGTTTCCAATTTGAAAACACAACTCCTTCTAACATTCCTAATTGACCTTCGCCGTAAACTTTCCACCAATTCGCCCAATAGGTAGACGTTTTCGCTTTCTCGCGGTTCTTTTCTATTTGGTCAATAATTGATTGGTCTAACGCTTCGTTATCCTTGTAAGTAAGAATTAAAAAGTCGGAGTCTGATTCGTCTTTTAGTTCGGTATGTACCCAAAACTCGTTGGCGGGGTTAAAGTCTAAATAAACTTCTTTCCGTGTTCGAATAGCTAATTCGTTGTAGGCATCAAAGGTAATATTGTTACATTCGTTAATGTATAGTATATCCCTTCGCGCTCCACGTAATTTACTCGAATCGTCTGCGGAAAAGAATTCTATAACGCTTCCGTTGGCAAACTCGTAACGAAGTAATGAGCGGTTAAAACGTTCTTCGAAATACCTGCCCGTGAATTTCATTATTTTTAAGAAGTCCCGTAGCGCACCCCTTCGTAAATGGGGTATCGTTTCTGCAACTATCGATATTTCTAACCCTTCAACCTTAGCTGCCTTGTCAATTAATACGGGAATTATTCCGAAGGTCTTACCCGCCGAAGTTCCACCTTGAATAATCTTTACCCGCTTTTTAAGATTCAGTATCTTTCGAATCGCCGTCGTTTTCTGAAACATCGGGGAATAATGGTTGTTCTACGTTTGTAATTTCTTTCTTTTCTACAAGGTTGTTTAGACGTGCCGTAATACTTGGGTTATAGATTCCCGCCATACCACCGCCGATTTGGTCGTTTCGAACTTCCTTGCGTATACGCGTAACGATAGTTAAAAAACGCTTGTATCTTCCGTTAGTGTTTGCGAAATAGTGGCTTAAATCGCCTATTATTCCTAAATCTGCGCAATAGCATTCGAAGCCTTCTATGGTTAAAGGTCTTTCTAACTCGCTATATTCGCTCCTACCTTCCTTACCTACGAAAGTATGTTTTAAGATAGGGTTGTTCTTTACAAAGTTTTTGTAGTCTGTAAATAGTTCCCAAAGGTGTTCGGGGCTATTTATCTTTGTGCTTCCTAAAGGTCGTGCCATTGGTTTCGTGTTTTGATAGTTTAGATTCTTCAAAGGTAGACGAACAAACCGCTAAACGTTGGTCGGTTTCGGGAAATTCATTTACCATTGTGTCATCTGACATACAACGCATAACAAATTCTTTTTTATTCTCCTTGGGTGTTGGCTTCGGTAGTGGCATCTTTTTCTTCTTTGTAAACTGCGTAAAGCGTGTTTAATTTATTAACGATTTCACGGAGACAAGAACCACATTGGGTAGGTTGTTGTTTTTCGTGTAAAACCCTATTGTAAATTTTTAAGATTTCTCTTTGTTCGCTTGGACTAACGCTACTTCTTTGACGGTTGTAGAATTTATCCAAAAAGTTGTATTCGTATTCCGTTAGGCATTCGGGTTTCTTGTATCGCCAAAGTTCGTTTAACTTTTGTTTACGTTCTTCGCACCCGCAGTCTTCTCCTAATATCCATTTAGCAACTTTTGCTACTCCCGTAGCTTCTAAAATTTGTTCTACGGTGTCTCCGAGTCCTTCGGCTTGTTTCTTTTTTCGTGCCATAATTTATTGTTTATATGTTAATACTTGTTCTTTAGTTCCTAATATTATTGTGTCGTCGGTTAGTGTTTCGGTTTTAATTACTTCTAACCCGTGGTGTTCTTTTGGGTAAATCGTATATTCTTTCGACAACCAAAACTTTACTTTTATTTCTCGCAGGGCTTGGGAACTCCAACCCGTTTTCTTTATCATTTCAGTTAATACCCTTCGTTTTGCTTTCATTTTATTAATTCAAAATCCGTGTTTTTGTAGTCCTCGTATTCTTCGCCAACGGCTTCTCTTATCTTTGCCTTGCAGTTTTTTAACGTGTTGAAAATCGAACTGCTTGAAATAGTAGTTTCTTTGGCTATGTCTCTAATACTTAAATCCGTATCCTTATAAACTTCGAATAGTTTTTGGTCGTACCAATGCCAACTATCCACCTCGTCTTGTATCTTCATTAATAACTTATAGTAGGCTTCTTCTTTCTCCATTTCGCTTGGTTCGTCTTTTACTTGGACTTGTTCGAGCGGGACTTTTTCCAATCGTGAATTACTGCGTAAATGAAGAAGGTAAAGATTGCGAAGAGTAAAATACATAAATCCTTTATTGACTTGACCATTCTTAATTATGTTTTCGGGTTGGCAATACTTATAAATTCTTAGATAGGCTTCTTGTACAATATCTTCAGCAAAAAAATCTTCGCCGAAAGATTCGACGACTTTTACCCATTCTTTGTGGTCTTTTGCTACAATATTAAGCCATTCCATTTTGTTTAGTTTGTCACCAAATATAATAATTAATTTCTAATCAAATATAAATAAAAAAAACCCCCGTTTTATTCGGGGGGTAATCCATTGTAAAATCTGTAAATATACTTGTCTAACTTTTTTGCAGTTTCCAAACTTATAGACTTTCCTTGTAGGAATCTATCTATGTTATACTGATGCATTTTTTCGCCTCGTTCTTTTATTTCTTGAACTATTTGGTTTCGTGTTTTTTTAGTTAAGATTTTACGCAAGTGGTTTCGTAGTGAATAATCGTCTATAAACATAATTAAAAGGGTAAATCGTCTTCGTCAATTATTTGTGTGTGAACTTGTTTTGGGCTTTCGTTCACGTATGGTTCGCTAAATGAACACGAAAAATACTTTGTACCCTTACTTGATTCTTTAAGCCATAAAGCCATATCAAATTCTAATCCGTTAAAATTTCCTTTTCCTCGGTAGTCGGGTTGGTTACCTTGTTTCTTGTCGTTCTTAAAAATTGCACCCGTGTTTTTTTTTGTTTCCATTTGTTATTTATTTAAGTTTATTTCGTGTTCTTCTAAAATGCTGTAAAACTTTTCCCGTATTCGCTCAACTATTAATTGTTCATCTGCGTTTAGTTCTTCGTATTTCCATAGCGTTCTAAGTTCTTTTTGTACTTCCCAAAGTACACTAATCATATCTTGACCTTTAGTAGCGCAATAAAATTCGTGTTGCTCGTCGGGTAAGTCAAATGTTAGTTTTGCTTTCATATCATTTCTATTTTATTAATGTGGCAAAATTTACCCCTTATCCTTTATTGATTTGTTCTTGTTGTTTAGTTAGTCCATCCTTCCACCCTCTCATATATTCCGCATGTTTTTGGTCTTTCTCCATATCTTTGGCTTGGTTAATTATTTGGTCAAAGGTCATATTTTCATACCAATATTCATTGCACATTAATTTCTCTTTAATATAATCTACTGCTGTTTTCATATTCTTCAAGTTTTTTTTGTAATTCAAATTTTTCCAATGCTAAATAATCATATTTTCTTGACTTCTTTGCAAAGCGTTGTGTTTGCCAACCATCAGTTTGAACACTGTAATTTCTTACTTTTTCTAACTCTTTTTCTATTGTCTGTAATCGCTTTTTAATTTTATGTATTTCCATTGTTTTTGTTTTTTTCAACTTACCGGATTTTCCGGATAGTTCATATCTCTTTCTTTAGTTTCTCAATATATAGCGTTGCATCCATCAGCTCCTCCTGCAGATGATTAAGCCATCCGATTAAATCTACATCTGTTCTGTCCAAGTTAGTTCCGTATTTTCGTATTCCTTTTTTGCTTCGTTCGTGGTACTTTGTCATTACTGCCATTAGTACCGTGTCTTCGTGTTGAATCGTGTTTTCGTGTGTTATGTTCATAAGTGTTCTATTTTAACCACTTCAACCGCCCAATTAATAGGATACCAAGCTAATATGTTTCTATTGCAGTCATCAAACCTAACTAATATACCGTCTTCAGTTTTTTGAATTATTGCGTTATGAAAAATAATATCCTTTGTGTTATATTCGGGGTTAGTTATTCTTAAAAATAATCTATATCCGTCTTTCGGTGGTTTTGTTAGTGGGGTTTGTGACATTATATGGTTTTCATTAAAAGATTATAATACTCGCGGCATAGCTCCACACGTTCTTTTATTTGTTCTATAACTGATTCGTCTTTTTGTACGAACCAATATTTAACGCGTCTGTTTTTCGGAATATGTCCGAACTTGTGTTTAGATTCAACTTCTTTTCGTACTTCCGTGTTTTCTTCGATTAGATGAAGTTTCCAATGGGTACGGCGTATTTCGTCTTCAACTATTTCTAAAGGGGTGTCGATTAGGCAATAAGCTAAAACGGATTCTTTTTTGCCCGTTAACCACATATAACCTTGTAACTGATAATAATAATCTTTATTGGGTATTTCGGTCTCAAACCAAGGAAAGGTAGAAGCGTCCCACGAACTCTTAACGTCTATTAATACTTCGTCCGTGTTTACGTCGGGCGTTCCCGTTATCCAATCGTTAGTAAAATGTTCGTCGTTTTTGTAAATAAAATTATAGTTCAAAACTTCGTTAACCAACCCTATAGATAGGTCTTCTACTTCGTTTCCTTTATCCGTGTAACGTGAACTAAATTCTTTTTTAATGCCGTACTTTTCTTCTAAAACAAGGTCTTGAACGTACGTTTTAGCGGTTTGCGAAAGGACTTCCCCCGACTTTCGGGGGTTAGTCATTATTTTACCAATTTGAGAAGCCCTGACTTTCATACGTTTTCGATTAGTGTTAATTGAGCGTCTGTTAAACTAAAGTTAGATAGTAATTCTTCTTTAGTGTACTTACCCCCTGCAATAGCTTCTAAAGCCTTGCCTAAACGCTTTTGGTCAATGCTTGGCTTCTTTGGTTCGTGTTTTACTTGTTCGCCACTTGCGTCTGTATCTTTGTCCGTAACTAAAGCACAAATTGAACTAAGGCAGTAACGACGAAAATAAGAACATCCCGCCCCAAATGATTGGTAAGAGTTCATACCTTTAAGTTCTACTTGCGGAATTAGGGTAGTGCTTTCTATTGATTCTCCACTTTCTACGTGAAAAAGTACGGTAACTAAATAGTTTTCTCCGTCTTTAGAATTTAGCAACTGCGTAAAGCCTAATCCGTGTTTAGCTAATAACGGATTAATCTTTTCAAAGATAGCGGGTAAATCAGCATAAGAATAACCGAAGCCTTGTGTCCCTTTGTGAATTACGGGTACTTCTTGTTGGAAGGCTGCCAACGATTTGAATAAATGTTTCATAGCGTATAAATTAAAACGTGCGTTAACCAAGTCGCACCCCTCGTTTTATTAATTAGTTAGCGTTTACAAAAGTTAAATGTTTGAAAACAAATTCATTTCTTGAAGGATTCGCATATTTACCATATTTATTTTTTTTGGTATATTCTGTAACTCCATTAACAATAATTGTTGGAATTCCGTTTTTTTGATTTGATAATTCAACCGAATCAATAACCATTACATAATATCCGTGCTTAATTGTCATTCCTACTTTCAAATCTTTTGCCTGCATTTTCATAGCGTTTTCGTTTTTAATTATACACAAATATAAATACTATTTTTTAATCTGCAAACTTTTTTCAATTTTTTTTTAAATTTTTTTTTCTATTAGTTCTTTTGACCTTTCAAAGTAAGCCATTAACTCAATATCGTTAAAGGAATTTTCACGGGGTTTTCTTCCCCCTATTCTTATTTGTCCCTTTAGTTTTTCAAGTTTTCCGTATATAATGCCGTCGTAACACTTCCAAATAATTACGGGGTTCGTCTTTTTGTCCATTAGCTTAACTAACTTTCTTACGGCTATGGGTAACGGGTAGGCTTCTTCTATTGTTTTGTTTCTCCCTTTTACTTCTGCGTAACCTATTATTCGTTCGTCTTTTAATAACTCAAAATCTATGTCGTTTTCGTCCAACTTTCTGCAACTTAAATCGTATTCATCGCAAAAAATCGCTATTGCCTCGCATTCGTTTTGTAGGTCTTTAAGCGTTTCAAATCTCATTTATTCTTGTTTTATAGCGTTTAATGATTTCTTTAAGTTCGTCTTTTGTCCACTTCTTTACTTCGTGGGCTTTGGCGTGTAGTTCTATTAATCTTTCAGCGCCTATTCTCTGTTGGATTCCTATTTGGTAGTTAATTAAGTTTCCGTGTTTATATTGATTACACGTTACGCATTGGGCGTGTACGTTATCTTCGTCAAAAGTTACTGCCTTATGTCCACCCATACTGAAATAGTGTCCTGCGTCGTATTTCGCTCCTAACGGCTTTTCACAACTTACGCAAGGTTTATCCTTATCGCGTAGTCGTATGTACTTGTTAAAGGTTATTTGGGCTAATTTCAGAAGTTCGGGAAGCGTTTGGAGTTCGTCTTTTAGCATCTTCTTCTTTTTCTTCCATTGCTTTTCCTTTTCAACTTCTACCCAAACACGAACGCAATCGGATTCTAAACAATATTTTTGATTAAATCGAACGGGAGTAAATACGGCTTTGCAGTTTTTACACTTCATATTCGTTGCTTTGATATACTCTAACCTCGTTTACATTGCATTGCTCATTAGGACAAGTTAAAATAGTAACTATTCCTATTCCTTCTAAATCAAAATCTTCAAAATCAAAATCTGAGTTCCAAATTAATTCTTCTTTACAATTATAGCAGTTCATATTAAAATAAAGTTTGTTGCGTTAAATAAGGTTCTAATCTTTTATTTGCTAAATCTTTCATAACTCCGTGGTTAGGCTTTCTATTTCCGTTTTTAACTCCTTGTTTTCTAACTTTAATTCTAAATTGATTCGTTCAAGTCTGAAACAAGTTTGCATAGCTGCCCTATATTCTTTCTCCAAGGTATGGTAAGCGTTTCTAACGTCGTTTAAGTCTATTAGGCTTTGCTCCATTGAATCTATAAGGTCTTTTCTATGGGGGTGTTTTTCTTTAATCTCGTCAACACTTACTCGAACCTTTGTAAAAGTGTGGTTTAAAAGTACACTTGCTTTAATTAGTGTGTAATCGTCCATAATTTTTAATTTAAAATCCGTGTTTTAT